CGTGGCCGTCCGTACGGTCACGGATGACTTGGCAACGGAGTTCACGCTCCGTGATGCGGAAGGAGAAGTAGAAGTTCCTGATTTGATGGTTGAGTACAAGGCCAACGGCAAAGTGCGGACTGACCGTTTGGATCAGGTAGTCAAGCTGGCGCAGTGGGGCGTGTACAATCAGGAACGTGAGCAGAAGGTCCAGCAGGTTGAGCAAATTGCTCAACAGGTCTATCAGGAGCGCGAAGAACTTGCTGCTCTGCTGTCGGAACGAGAGTCGCAAATAGAGAAGCTGTTGTTGGACGACGATTTCTTGTTGGCCGTGCGCGATGCGTACGGAGAAGAGAATTCGCCGGAACGCAGGGCCACACGAGCAGAACAGCGAGTTGAAGACCTCCGGGTCGAACAGCAGATGTCTGTGATTGTGGATACAGGTCAGGAGTTCTATGAAAGCGAAGTGGAGCCAGCCCTCGGCATGATTGCCAAGGCACTGCCATCCATTCCCATAGACGAACTGGTCAACAAGTTTCAGATGGCTATGTACGCGCACGTCGAACGCGCTCCAAACGGAGAAGCGTATATCCCGTCGTCACGCTATAACGCTGTCAGGCAGTACATCCTCGACGATTTGGCAATCTGGGCACAAGCTCAACATGGGCGTCGATCTCAGGCAACCACCTCCTCTCCTCAGCGAGACACGCAGAAGGCGTTGGCCGAGCGAGACAGAGCCCGTGTGGAAGCACAGAAGGCCAAGCGCGCCGTAGGACAGAAGACTTTCCCCGTGGGCAACGTTGGCAAGCCATCTGGCAAACCCCGCGCTGCCGTGGGCAACACCGTAGATGACGCTGTAGCTAGTGCGTTGAGTACCGCGTTGTCATCCTTCCGTTGATTTGACACTAGAGGTATACCGTGGCTAACCCCACTTTGATCACCGATGCCGAGCTGACTGGTCTGCTCAAGAACGTGTATTCGCAGTTCCGTGAGAAGGTGCAGAACCTCGTTACGCCGCTTCTCGCGCAGCTAGAGAAGGGACGTGCCGGTGGCCCGCGCAATATGCGTTGGGGCGGCAACAACGTGTTCTTTGACGTGGTGACTGGCCGGCCGGCTGGCGCGACGTTCTCGGCTGCTGGCTACTTCCCGCCCGACACGACGGCGACTGAAGTGCAGGCCAACGTCGGCGTGGTTCGTGCATACACGACCCGTCAGGTTGACGGTTTGGCGTTCGTGGGCACGCAGTCAAAGGACGCGGCCTTTACGACCATCGCCACCAAGACGATGGAAGAAATCAAGGACGCCTCCATGCTGCTCATGCAGCAGGCGCTGCACAACAAGGCTGACGGCGTTGTGGCGTTGATTGGCACGGCTTCGTCTTCGACCTCCATCATCGTGTCGTCCCCGTACGGCGTGGCGAACGCTGGTCAGGGTGCGCTGCTCCTCTCGGTGGGCGACTTTATCGCGGTGCTAGACACGTCGTCGTCTAACGCGGTGCTTGGTCGTTCGGCCATCACGGCGATCAGCAACAGCGGCGATAACGCGACGTTGACGCTGGGCACGGCCATCGCGGGCATGGCGGCGACGGACAAGATCGTGAAGGCGACGGCAAACGACGAGTCGTTTAACGGCGCGATGAACGGTTTGATTAACATCACGAACCGCGGCAACGCCTACGCCTCGCTGCACAACATCAGCAACGCGACCTATTCGATCTGGGACGCGACGCGCCTGACGGCTGGCACGGACACGCCGGATGCGACGCAGCCGACCGAATCGGACATCTGGGACTTGATCCAGCGTATCTCTGGCCGCTCGGGCAAGGACGCCAACGTCAAGCCCAAGGACTTCCTGCTCATGACCACGCCGGGTCTTGCCAAGAAGCTCATGGAGTCGATGGTGGCGCAGCGCCGGTTCACGTCGAACGAGTTCGGGACCACGATCAAGGGTGGCTACAAGGCCATTGAGATCTGCGGCATCCCGTGCGTGACGGACTACTATGTCCCGGCTGGCACGATCTACCTCCTGCACATCCCGTCGCTGGCGTGGGTGGACGCGAAGGACTGGGGCTTCGTCGAGTTTGAGGGCGCTGGTCCGTGGCGTTGGTTGCAGGGCCGCGATGCGTTTGAAACGACGTACGGCTGGTACGGCAACCTCGCGTGTCTGGCGCGTAACGCGCACGGCTCGATTGTCGGCTACGTCGATACGGCTCGTTACAGCCACATCTAAGTCGCTGGGGAGGGCGGTAGCAATCCGGCTATTGCCCTCCCTTGGGATCAACACGGAGACTTCAGATGGCATATAACTTCTTTGCTCCAAAGCCCGGACGACTGGGGGTGATGCCTGTCCCTCTGACGAGCGGGCGTCTTAACACGGGCACGTTGGCGGCTGGCACGGACAATCACAACATTGGCGGGTTCCCTGCCAAAGCCTACGTCAACCGTGCGTCGCTGTGCGCTGGGACGTTCCCGACAGCAGCTACGTCGTGTGTAGTTACGCTGTTCAAGATGACGGGCGCAACGGCGGTGGCCTTGACGGCTGGGCTGGACATCAACACGAAGACGGCGGACACGCCGTTGCAGTTTGTGTTCCTAACCACGACCACGGATGCCCAGCGCACGTTAACGCAGGCTGACAGCCTTCGCGTTGCGATGGTGACCGTAGGCGTTGTATCGGCGCAGCCCGACGACGTGACGATTAACGTCGAACTGTTGGTCCAAGAGTAACATGACACGGCCCGTGATTCTGGTGAATCCTGCGGGCATCCCCGAGCCGTCGCCTGAGATTCAGCGGCGGCTCCGAGGGGTGCATAGTGGACTCAAGTTGCGACTAATTGATACAGGTGTCCCCACATGGGGCGTCTGCATGGAGTGGCAGCCGGACGACCGCCGCTGGGAGTGGGTGCAGAACGAGAGCTACGACGCCAAGATGGCCTACGACATTATTGGCTATCTTCCGCTTGGCTGCTCTGTAGACGAAGCGCCAGCGTACTTGAGCAAGATGGTCCGAGCCTTCCCACGGGAAGACATTCAGCGGCTGTCAAACTCAGTCGAGAGCTACAACATGAGCGTGGTCAACAGCGCCGTGGAAGAGGCTATTGGGGATATGCTGGATAGCGCCGATCCGTCTACGATCCGTCGTGGCCGTGGGCGTCCTCGTAAAGTCAGCTAAGGAGTACAGATGGCAGCCGTTTCCCTTGAGCAACTGATCTCGGATACACGCGAGTACATGGATGCGGTTGGTTCGACACGTTGGTCAGAGCCTATTATCAAAACGGTGCTCAACAGCGTTTTTGACGGTGAGTGGTCTAACATCTTGAACGCGGCTCCGTACTATCGGTTTGCCCAGCGTCAGGTGACCACCGATGTAAACGGGCAGTTTGCGTTTACCACGCTGAACGCAGGGTCTGGCGACACACAAGAGAATTTCTATCGCATCATGTCTATCAGTGACGGCAACGTCCTGTACGGGCAGACGCGGTTTCAAGACGTTCCGCTTGCCACTACGACAAACTATCTCCCGACCTACCCACGCCTGTATTACATCGCTGGGCAGTCCGTGCAGATTTTGCCAGTCACAGCAAGCGCATCGTTGTACGTTGGCGTGAACTACAAGCCAACGTCGATCTCCAGTCTGGCTAGTGTGACTTCTGTGGTAGACTACCCAGACAACTCGCACCTCATTCTCGTCTGGATGGCAGCATCGCAGTTGCTCCTTAAGGGTGGCACCGAAGCTGCCGCTGCGTCAAACCTTAAGACGCTGGCCGATGACGAGCGCAAGACGCTGCTAGACGACATTCGCCGCATGACCATCAACCCCACGATGATGGCCTACCCGGATCAAAAGTATGAATGGGGTGGCGGCTGATGGCGCAGGGGCGCGATAAGGTTGTTGACCAGCAGCCCCGGTTCGATGGCGGCTTAAACAGCGTGTCTGATGACGCGGCGTTGCTGCCAAACCAGTTGCGCCGTGCAGATAACGCACGCCTGACGGACTACGGGGCCATCACCAAGCGCGGCGGGACGAAGCGGACCTCGACAAGCCCTCTGGCAAGTGCGCCAGTTCTGAACGGTTACACGTGGCGCAAAGACGGTGGCACGCAGCAGTTAATGGCCGTGTGCAACGGGTTGCTGCATACGTCTACGTTTGGCGCGACGTACCCGTGGACGTGGACCGCGCAAACTGGCGCACTTTCTGCGTCTGTCCCGCCATCGTTCGCGCAGTTCCAGAACGGAAGCGCCGATGTGGTCTATATCGCAGACGGCGGGCTGCTCAACGTCTGGAACGGCACCGCGCTCTCAACGGACATCGCTGGGACCATCGCGGTCCAAACGATTGCCGTTCACAACGAGCGATTGTGGGGATGCGGCAACTCGGCATTCCCTGACTCCATCTTCTACTCCTCGCTCAACAACGGCAACACGCTTGCCAACGGATCGTCAGGCGGTGGGCAGATCATTGTCCGCACGTTTGGCGATGAAACAGTAGTTGGGTTGGCTTCCGTAAATACGTCGCTGCTGATTTTCCATCGTCGCGGCATTTCGCGGCTAACTGGGTACGGGCAAGACGACTTGTCTGTTGCGCCTCAGGGTTTGACAGCAGACGTAGGGACGATTGCGCCAAAGTCTATTGTCAGCATTGGCAACCTCGGCTTCTTTATCTCAGAGCGCGGGCTGTACCGCTGCAACGAAGCAGAGGTTAGCCCTGTTGGCACGGTAGACACGCCGGACCCTACGCTGGCCGCAATCCGCGCTTTGTCGGTTGACGACTTTGCTAACATCCGGTCGGTGTTTAACCGGACAACGCGAGAGCTGTGGATCAGCATCCCAGACTTTGGCGTGTATGTATACCACACAATCCTGCAAGCATGGTCTGGCCCGTGGGACACTGGATATACCACGCCAGCCACGACGGCGCTCTTTGACTCGCTTGATTCCAACGGACTCCCGGCGCTGCTCAAAGGGGACTCGTCTGGATATGTGACGGTGTGCGATGCTGGTGGAGTGTTTGTAGACAACCAACTGGCAGACGGAACAGGTGGGACGGTCTACACCATGACTGCACAAATGCATCGGATGTACTGTGGCGATGAGGCAACGGCAAAGTCTTTGCGCTTCGGATACTTGACCGCGCAGCTTAAAGGCTCTACTTCAACAGAAGTCACGTGGGCTACTGACATTGACGTAGGGTCCTTCACGTTGCCCACTACGTTGTCTGGGTCTGGCGTGTGGGGAACTGGGACATGGGGCGCTCCTGACGCGGTATGGGGTGGGGCAAGCACGAAAAACTATCGAGCGCAGATGAGCGGGACCGGCTACTACATCGATGTATCTATTATCGACTCTGGCACGACTACGCCAATTTTTAGTCGGTTCCAGCTAGAAACTTTTGCGCTCGGGAGGCGCTGATGGCACAGACAGTTGGTCAACATGGCCTTGCCTCATTCACGAGTCCGCAGAACGGCGACCCGCTTAACGCAACGGTTGTCAGAGCCAACGACAACTCTGTCCGCGATTCGTATGTGGATCACGACAGCGACAGCGGCATTCATGTGCAGTCGTCACTGCTTGCTGCTCGCCCGGTTGCCGGAACGGCTGGCCGAAAGTGGTTGACCACGGACACCGGTGACGTGAAGCTGTGGTTTGACAGCGGCTCTGCGTGGGTAGACATCTCGTATTTGTCAGTAAACGGCGGGGCAATTACTGGGACGCTTAGTGTATCAGGCGTCCTGACGGCCACTGGTGGCGTTGCTGGCAATGTGACGGGCAACGTGACTGGCAACGTGACGGGCGCGGTAACTGGCAACGCCAGCACGGCCACCACGCTGCAAACGGCACGGACCATCAACGGCGTGTCGTTTAACGGTAGCGCTGATGTAACGGTGACAGCAGCGGCTGGCACGTTGAGTGGATCGACCTTGGCGTCTGGGGTTACGGCGTCATCGTTGACCAGTGTGGGCACGTTGTCTGGGCTGACGATGGGCGGAACGATCAACGCCGTTGACAACGTGATCTCGCGCCCACGGTTCACGGACTACGCTGAGACGTACACCACGCCGACCATCAGCGCCGGAACGCTGACGCTAAACCTTGAAAACGGCAACGTGTTTCGTGTCTCACGCAACGCCAACATCAGCACGGTGACGATTAGCAACCCGTCTGGTACGGGCAACGCCTGTTCGTTCACGCTGATCTTTGACGCGAACGGCACCAGCTACACGATTACATGGCCCGCTGCGGTCAAGTGGCCGTCTGGCATTGCGCCAACGATTACGACGACGGCAGGGCGGTCGGATGTCTTTGTGTTTTACACGAACAACGCCGGGACAACATGGTACGCCATGACCTCTGGGCAAAACTTTGTGACGGCCTGATCCATGCTGGCTAACCGAATGATGTCTGCTGGAGGGGCCAGCGTAGGACAGCAGCTATATGCAACCGCTGGGACGTACACATGGGTTGCGCCTCTTGGCGTCACGCAAGTCAGCGTGTGTTGTATCGGTGGCGGTGGCGGTGCGCGGGCAACCTTTAGCGGAACGCAAACGCTGGCTCAGTCCAAGGGCGGCGGTGGCGGGGCGCTGGCATACGTCAACAGCATTACCGTCGTTCCGGGGAACTCGTACACCGTCGTCGTCGGCGCTGCTGGCTTTTCAACAGGCAATGGCGGCAACTCGACCTTTAACAGCACTACGGTTGTTGCCAACGGCGGGCAGTCAGGGTTTAACGGAGCCGCAGGCGGGACGGTTGGCGTTGGCACTGGCGGGAGCGGTGGCGCTGGTGGAGCCGCTAATCAAGGCTATACGAGCCTTGGTGGATCAACCCTATACGGCGGTGGCGGCGGCGGCGGCGCTGGTGGGTACAGTGGCGCTGGCGGTGCTGGCGGCAACAACCAGTCCAACAACAACACCACCTCTGGCACAAATGGCAGTGCGGGGTCTGGCGGTGGCGGCGGCGGCGGTGGAGGAGGCGCTGGAGCCTATGATACGACCACGTATAACGAGGTGTATTTTGCGTTAGGTGGCGGCGACGGTGGCGGGGTTGGCATCACAGGCACTGGCTCAAGCGGGACTGGTGGCACTGGCGGCGTGTACAATGGCGCAGAAGGCACGGACGGCGGCAACGGATCGTCTGGTGCGTATGGAGGCGGGGCAGCGAGTTTGGCGGCTGGGCGATGGTGGCAGCCTGCTGGCGATCCGGGCGGGGCTCTTGAGTATGTGAATCAAGACTCCAGCGGCGGGACTGGCGCGGTGCGTATCATGTGGGGCGGCGGGCGGTCGTATCCTTCTAACGCAGCAGACGTTTAACGGGCTTTATGTTCGCAGCAGTAGCGCACTTCACGTATAGACCGAGGAGGCAGGATGAGTATCACAAACGGCATTGACAGCTTGAACCCTACGCCCGTCGCGCTGATTTCAGCGGCTGACAAGGTGGCGTTTTATAACACCGCAGACAACAACACCTACTCGCTGACGCTTTCGCAGTTGCAGGCCTACGTGCTTGCAGGCGGCACGATTGATCCCGTCTTTGACGACGTGACGTGTGCTACGCTGTCGGTCACGGGTGACGCGCAGGTCAATGGTATGGCGAAGCTCTATGGGCCAAACAGCGCAACTATCCTGAACCTGCGGGATAGTTCCGGGACCGTTGATGCAAGAGAGTGGTCGTTTCGTATGGTTAGCGGAGCACTTGAATTCCGCTCTGTATCAGACGCCAACGCGACGCAAGCTACAGCTGTTTCTTTTGCTCGCGCTGGCGGCGTAACCATCCCTGCTGGTGGTATTTTTGTCACGGGGAACGCGACAGTCACTGGCGACCTTACCGTGGATACGTCCACGTTGAAGGTTGACGCGGCAAACAACCGCGTAGGTGTTAACACGACAACACCGACCACCGCGCTCGATGTGAACGGAGCCACCACGCTGCGCGGCAACGTGTCGTTTTTGGATGACGCGACGCACGACATCGGCGCGGTGGCATCGGCTCGACCGCGCAATGTGTACACGTCGGCAGATGCGTTTATTGCTGGTGTGCGGGTTGGACGTGGTGCTGGGGCTATTGCTAGCAACGTGGCAGTTGGGCAAGCGTTATCAGCAAACACTACTGGCAACATTAACACCGCAGTTGGGTCTAACGCTTTAGTTGCCAATACTACCGGCACAGCAAATACAGCCATGGGCGCGACCGCCTTGGCAAGCAACACCACGGGTAGCAGCAACAATGCCGTGGGCTCGCAAGCCCTGCTAAGTAATAGCACCGGTGGGAGTAACAGTGCTGTCGGCAGTAGTGCTCTGCAATTTATTACTACGAGTGCCGGTAATAGTGCTGTGGGCGTAAACGCCTTACGCTTTATTGCGGGCAGCAACAATGTTGCCGTTGGGGTTGATTCCGGCGTTGCCATCTTGCGCAGTGTTGCTACACTCGGTGCCATTGTGGGAGGCAGTCTTTACACGGACGGCACGTACAGTGGCGTTAGCTTAACGCGGTCCAGTGGCTCCACGTTTGGCGTAAACCCAACCGCCAACATCACCGTTTCTGGTGGGGCGGTCACCGTCGTTACGCTTGTCACGGGCGGCAGCGGGTTCCAATCCACGGACACTGTGCTGACGGCAGCGGCGGCCAGCATTGGCGGCACGGGCAGCGGGTTTACTGTGGCGGT